AGGGAGAGAATACAGGTGCATGGATGGTTTATAAAGGCTGTGATAAGCGATATTCGCAGATGATTACAGCGGAGCAAAGGGTAACAGAAAAAACAAGAACAGGAATTAAATCCGTATGGAAACCAAAGGCAAAGCATATAGATAACCATTACTTAGACTGTGAAGTTTACGCAATGGCTGCAGCAGAGCTTCTTGGAATCCGGTACGAACATTTAAGGAATGTTCCTACACTTAAGGCAGTACAGACTGAGAACAACGCAAGCGATAATAACCAGTCTAACAACTGGATACAAGCGCAGGATAATTGGTTAGGAGGGTAAATGGAAAACGAAAGAGAAGAGAACTTAGAGAAGGAACTAAGCTTTGTTTCGCCGAAAGAACAGCTTGCAATAGTAAATACAGCTATCCAGTCCGTACTGGAAGGAGGCCAGTCTTACAAGATTGGTACAAGAATGCTGACTAGGGCGAATCTTACGGAGCTTGTGAAGTTGCAGAAGTCTCTTATGGGATTGGTTGCACAGGATGATAACAGCAATCTGTTCTCTGATACCTATAGGGCAGTTTTTGATGGGAGGTAGGCACTGTGAATTGGTTAGATAATTTAATAGGCTTTGTATCCCCAAAGCCGGCCTATAAACGCCAAGCCTATAGAAATGCTATTGAAGCATCCAGAGCTTACGATGCGGCCAACTACAAGAATGCCAACGCAAATTGGCACGCCAGTATAGAATCCGCAGAAATGGGCTTGTCTGGTTCAAGAGAGATTGTAAGAGCTAGGGCGAGAGACTTGGAGAACAATTCCGACATTATGAACTCCATTTTAGGAGCTTATAAAAGAAATGTTGTCGGAGCAGGATACAGGTTAAGGGCAAACACAGGGAAGAGCGACTTAGATAAAGAGATTGAGTCCTTATGGCATGAGTGGACAAAGGCAAAAAACTGTGATGTTACAGGGCAGCAGTCTTTGAATCAACTACTAAGAATGGCAGTAACCAGGAAGAAGGTAGACGGAGGAATCTTGTTTATCAAGTGCCATACAGACGATGGCGTAATTCCATTCCAACTGCAGGCCATTGAGGTAGACGAACTTGATACTACTGTAATGAGTTCAAAGAACAAAGAAAACAGGGTTATTGGCGGTATTGAATACAATCAATACGGAAAACCCGTGGGGTACTACATAAGAAAATACGATATTCAAGGCTATAACATCCTAGATGCTCAGTATTACGAGGCAAAGGATGTTATTTTTATGTGTTCAAAAACAAGGCCTTCACAAGCAAGAGAAGTGTCCGATATGGCGCAAACGCTTACAAGAATCCGAGATATTAACGAGTTCTTGAACACGATTGCCATTAAGGAACGAGTTCTTGCTTGTCTATCCGTATTTATTACACAGGACACTCCTCAGACAGGAGTCGGAGGGCGAAGTAACAAGGAATTTGACGGACAGAAGTACAACTACCAAGGAAAGACCTTAACGCCCGGAATGATTCAATACCTAAACAGCGGAGACAAGGTATCCACAGTACAGCCTACAGGACAGGCGGTAGATGCTACAGCCTTTGTTAAACAGCAAATGCGTATGGTTGGTAGCGGACAAGGCGTGTCCTATGAGGTTGTAAGCCGTGATATGAGCGAAAGCAACTATTCCTCTGCACGACAAGGAATCATTGAGGACGAACTGACCTATCAAGAGGATATTGAGATTGTTGAGTCCTTCCTTGATGAGATTTACGAAAGTTTCATTGCATCTGCTTACCTTTGCGGAAAGCTAACCATAGAACGCTTCGGAACGAATCCGGGCAACTACCTAAAGCATAAGTGGATAAAAGCTCCTAAGCGGTGGATAGACCCTGCAAAGGAAGCAAATGCAAACAAGACAGCCCTGCTTACCGGAGAAAAAACCTTCGTAGACTTAGCTTCGGAACATGGTAAGGATTGGCGAAGTCAAATTGATGAAATGGCAGAAGTTCAAGAGTACGCCAAAAGCAAAGGCGTGATATTGGGAGGGGGTGAAAAAAGTAATGGCAAAGCCGAAGGAATCGGAGAAACTGCAAAGGTCGGTGAACCTAGCAATCCAGGAAACGGCGGAAAACAGTAAGCAAGTGGAATTGTCTTTCTCTTCCGAAGAGCCGTATAGGAGATTCTTCGGAGATGAGATTTTGGACCATTCAGAAGGATGTGTTGACCTATCAAGACTGAATGACATTGGAGTAGTCCTTTTTAACCATGACAGAGACAAGGTTATCGGAAAGGTTGTCAATGCCAGAGTTGAGGAAGGTCGAGGGAAAGCCACCATCGAATTTGACGATGATGATTTCTCTGCAAATATCAAAAAGAAAGTCGATAGCGGAACGCTTAAGGCTGTTTCCGTTGGATACCTTGTTAAGGAATGGGAAGAAGTCAAGAAAGGAAAGATTTCCGCAGATGGAAGATTCAAGGGGGAATGTGTAGTCGCTAAGAAGTGGATTCCCTATGAGATTTCCATAGTATCTGTTCCGGCGGATTCTACTGTAGGAGTAGGCCGCACAATGGAAGAAGAAACACAGGAAGAGGCGCAAGAAACAAAGGCAAATCTGCTTGGAATTTACGAGAAGCAGTTAGCTATAAACCAAAAACTTTATGGAGGAAAGTGATGAAGAAATTCAAAGACATTTTGAAGAGACAGCAAGAGATTTTATCTTTTGCAAAGGCACAGGGAAGAGACCTGACTGCAGAAGAGTCCGCAGAGTTTGACAAGTTAGAGAAGGACTTGGAGAACCTTGCGGCAGAAGAGGAAGAGGATGAAACAGCAAAGAGAGCTTTGGCTGACGAGAGAAAGCGTGTAAACGAGATTCTCGACTTGTGTAAGGGGCTTGATGTTGATTCTGCTAAGTTCATTAAGGAGAATACTTCCGTTGATGAAGTAAAGTCCTTAGTGATTGAGGACTTAAAGAAGAAGAGTTCTCCTGTGTCCACAAGACAGACCATCAATGCAAGTGTTGTAGAGGACGAAGAGGACAGATTCCGAGCTATGGCTGTGGATGGAATCCTTATGCGTGGTGGTGTCCAGGTAGACAATGCGAAGGACGGAGCAGAGAAGTTCGCCCATTCTTCCTTAAGAACCATTGCGGAGGAGTGCTTATCCCGGACAGGGGATAGCTCTTATCAGTCTGTACGCTTTATGAGTTCTGATGAACTGTATACCGAGCTTGGCAGACAGTTTTTCAATCCTACAGCAGCATTCCCGGCAATCCTTGATTCTGTAGCCAAGAAGGCAGTAGTAGAAACCTATAAGAAAGTACCCACTACCTTTGAAAAGTGGGTAACTATCGGTTCTAAGTCCGACTTCAAGGAGGACACAGACCATGAGTATGTAATTAATACCATGGGCGACTTTGAGGAAGTTCCGGAGTCCGGAGAGCTTAAGCACGGTTCTATTCAGACAGAGCTTCTTCCCACAAGAAAGCTTAAGACCTTCGGTAAGCAGTTCACCATGAGCAGACAGGCGTTCATCAATGATGACATTGGAATCATTACAAGAATGCCGGCTCTTTACGCTGCACAGGCAAAGAAAACCTTGGATAAGATGGTTTATGCTGTGGTATTCAACAACGGAAAGATTTTCGATGGAAACAATCTGTTTGACAATGCAAAGCACGCTAACCATATTGCTACCGGAACAGCTCCAACAAGGGAATCTTTGCAAAAGATGATTACAAAGCTTTCTCTGCAGAAGGACCAGTTCGGCGAAGCAATCTATGCTACACCGGAGTTCGTAATTATCCCAACTGGATACCAGTTCGACCTGTATACAATTCTGCACTCTGCGCTTGTGCCGGAGAATGATACTAACGCGGCTAACCCCTTGTATAACTACAATTTGAAGGTTATCGAGTCTCCTGTGCTTAATGCTTTGGCAAAGGACAATGCGTGTCCTTGGTTCTTAGTAGCCAACAAGTACACGGCCGGTTCTGTAGGAGTTGACTTCCTTAACGGAAAACAGCAGCCTACTATCCGAAGAATGGAGACAGCAGGACAGCTTGGATTTATCTGGGATGTGTACCTTGATGCAGGAATCTATGTTAAGGACTACCGCGGAATCGTTAGAAATGACGGCGTGAAGATTGTGTAAGGAGGTAAAGGATGAAAGCAATTTATAAGCAGAAAGGCGAAAGCTTAGACTACACCAACAATGGAACGGCTACCATTGAAGCAGGAGACATTGTGGTGATTGAAAATCATATTGGCATTGCAGGATGCCCTATCAAGGCAGGAGAGACAGGAAGTCTCCATGTAGTTGGAGTGTTTGAAGTGCCTTGCAAGGCATTAACAAGCCCTCTTAAGGTTGGACAGGATGTGTTTTTCAAGCCAACAGACGGCGTTACCACAACTGCTTCCGATACTCCATTGGGATATGTTGTTAAGGCAGCAGAGAACGGAGCAACAAGCGTACTTGTAAGAATCGGTTAAGACACAGGCTAGGGCTATTAAATGGCTCTAGCCTATTTTTTGGAGGTGCTATGGGATTTAAGAAGTGGGCATTTAAAGACATAGCCAGTACATTCCTTAATCTTGAAGAGTTCGGCGAAACGCATTTAATCAATGGAAAGCCTATGACTGTAATTATCGACTCTAACGAAGTAGAGGAAAGAGGTAAGAAGCAGTTCGAGCATAGCAG